AGGCGGCGGCCAGGTTGTTGTCAATCAAACAATTAATGTTTCCACTGGTGTACAACAAACTGTACGCACAGAGATCAAGCAGCTAATGCCGCAGATTGCGGAAAGTGCCAAGTCGGCAGTGGTAGATGCGAAACGTCGGGGCGGATCATATGGAAGGGCATTCGCATGAGTATTAGCTATCCTTTGGCCCTGCCATCGCACACTGGTATTATGAGCGTTGAGTTTACTACTATTAACGCTGTGACTTATACACGAAGCCCATTCACCTTTGCTGGCCAGGCTCATGCTTATTCGGGCCAAACCTGGCAGGCGGATGTAACGCTGCCAGCCATGAAGCGCGCGGATGCGGAGCAATGGATCGCCTTTTTGATTAGCCTGCGCGGTCAATTCGGCACGTTCTTGCTGCATGATCCGTCAGGGTCGGCTCCTCGCGGCACGGCGACCACAGTCAACATCACAGGTTCAACCGGCGATAGCAGCGTATCAACCACGATGACTGGAACATTGCTCGCTGGTGATTACATTCAGCTTGGTTCCGGCCTTGACGCACGGTTGCACAAGGTTTTGCAGGATCAAAACGGATCAGGCACTTTGGAGATATGGCCTGCCTTGAGAGCGGATCAATCAAACGTCTCTGCCGATCTAACCAGCGCCGCTGGCGTGTTCCGCCTTTCATCAAACGAGCAATCTTGGTCAGTGAATGAGGCCAGCGTATATGGCATTACGTTTGGAGCGATGGAGGCATTATGACCCGGAACACACCAGCATCCTTATTGACTGCTCTGAGCCAGCCGGAAGTTCTCCCGTTTTATGCGGTTGAGATGCTCTTTTCTAGTGCGCCTGTGCGCTTTTGGACTGGATACGGCGACAAGACGATAGGCGGAGACACCTACCTTGGCAGCGGGAACCTTTTGTCTATCACTGGCATCGACGAGGTCAACGATCTGTCGGCCAAGAGCATCACCTTGCAGTTGTCTGGCGTTCCGGCCTCGCTTGTATCTCTGGCGATCCAAGAGCCTTATCAAAACCGTGCGTGTAAGATTTACTTTGGCACGACCGACACCACGACGCCGATTGAGGTGTTCAGCGGCTTGATGAATGTCATGACGATTGAAGATAGTGGTGAAACTAGCATCATATCTCTGACCGTTGAGAGCAAGTTGGTCCGCCTGGAGAAGGCGTCAAACTGGCGTTACACAAATGAAAGTCAGAAGGCTCGATATTCAAGTGACACGTTTTTTTCATATGTGTCCAACTTGCAGGACCGCGAAATTGTTTGGGGCCGCGAGGTTAGTTCTGAGTAATGGGGCCGCGCGAGCATCTCAACGCTTATTTGCGGGCGGTGAGGGGTGAGCCTTTTTCATGGGGCCAACACGATTGCCTCACGTTCACCAATGACGCTTTTCGCGCGATGTACGGCAAGGGCTGGGCGGATGACTGGCTGGACAGATACATGGTTGACGGCAGGCCAATGCGCAGGGATGAGTTGGTAAAGGAGTTCCGCCACTCTGACTTCAATAAGGCAGTGGACAGCAGGCTTGAGCGTGTAAGCGGCATCCCGCCACTTGGTGCGCTGGTGACAACAAAGAAGGCTCGCAAGTGGGTAACAGGCGTGGCGATGGGCATATGCACTGGCAGCAGAGGCGCTTTCTTGGATAAGGTTGGTGTGTTATATCTACCATTGGACGATATTGACGAGGCGTGGATTAAATCATGAATAAGAATATGCCATATAACGTGATGCGTCACAGAGATTGGGATCGCGCTCCGCGTGCTCAGGCTATTGCGGCTTATGTCTTCCCAGCTGCAATCCAAGCTGGCGGAACTGCGGCCTTCCTTGCCACTGCGGCGACATACGTTGCTGTTTCAGCCGTCACATCATGGGCTATATCAGCTTTAATGCCAAAACCTGACCTCTCATCTTTTGGGTCGCAGGGTACTTTGGTTAACTCGCGAGATGCGACAGCCTCCGCTGACTTCGTATATGGAGAAGTCCGCAAGGGTGGCACTGTTACCTTTTATGAGTCAACTGGGGATAAGAATAAGTATCTGCACCAGATCATCGTCCTAGCTGCGCATGAAGTTGAAGAGATTGGCGATATTTATGTGAATGATGAGGTTGTTAGCCTAAACGATTATGGCTGGGTCACCGAAACTAGGTGGGCCACAAAGGTAAACGCCATCTTGTCGCCTGAAGGTGGGATATTCTACGACAGCGAGACTAATAGCAATTATCAGAGCAAAATTAGAATTAATTCCTTTGATGGGAGCCAGACAACTGGCCCTGGTCTTCTGCTTATTGAGTCGGAGCTTACAGGCCCGGACGCGCTTACTTCCGATTTCGTCGGCAACGGAATCGCGTACCTTTACACTCGTTACACTTACGATGCGGATATTTTTGCTAGTGGTTTGCCGCTCATCACGGCTATTGTTAAGGGCAAAAAGGTGTTTGACCCGCGCGAAGTAAGCCATGTATCCTCTGATCCTTCTACTTGGGAATACAGCAACAACGCTGCGCTCTGCATCCGAGACTTCATTACTAGCACTTATGGCCTGAACGATAGTGCCATTGACGATGTGAGCTTTTCCGCTGCGGCCAACGAAAGCGATGAAGATGTCCGCATGGCTGATACCGTTAGTGCGGGTAGCTTCGTCATAGGAAAGCAATATGAAATAAAAACAGTTGGCACGACTAACTTTACGTCCATTGGAGCAAGCGCAAACACTGTTGGTACAGTTTTTACAGCCACAGGGGTTGGTTCTGGCACAGGGAGTGCATACGAGTCGGAAAAGCGGTACACCATCAACGGCATAATCAAAGCCAGTTCTCCTATCGGTGATGTGCTTGGTCAGATGTCCACCGCTTGCGCTGGTACTCTTTTCTGGGGTTCTGGCTACTGGAAGCTAAAGGTTGGCGCGTACAGTTCACCAGTCAAAACATTAACTCTCGACGATCTGCGCAGCGAAATCAATTTAAGCACTCGCACAACAATTCGTGACAGCTTTAACGGTGTGACAGGTACGTTCAACGACGCCTCGGCTGACTTCATCACGGCTGACTATCCTGCAATCAAAAGCGACCCATTCAAAGCGGAAGATGGCGGCGATGAGCTTCTGCTAGACTTGCCGCTTCCGTTTACGACCAGCGCGGCGACAGCGCAGCGGATTGCCAAGATGACGCTCTATCGTGGGCGTGAACAGATGACCATCAGCGCAGACTTTGGGCTTGAGGCGTTCAACGTGGAAGTTGGCGACATCATTGCCTTCACCAACCCTCGCTACGGCTTTGACGAAAAAGAGTTTGAGGTGATCGGCTGGAAGTTCTCATCGAACCAGGACGCTGGCGATCTTCGTGTTAGCCTGACGCTGCAAGAGACCTCCGAGGCTGCATTTGATTGGAACGCCGAAGAAAGCGAAATTATTAACAATAACACCAACTTGCCAGACTTCAACACGGTTTCCCTTCCGACTAACTTGACGTTGACCCCTGAAGCACCAATAAACGGTGATGGCTCAACTGCGGGGTATATATTGGTTGAGTGGGATGCTTCACCTGATGCTTTTGTCAGCTTTTATGAGGTTCAGCATAAGATTTCTACGGATTCCCAATACAGTGGCAGCACAACTACGCTCACTTCTCACATTATTGCGCCGACTATAAGTAGCACGATTTATGATGTTCGGGTTCGCGGCGTATCTGGTATTGGGGTCAAGTCTGAGTGGGTTGAGGCTACAGTCACATCTGCGCGAGATCAGATCGCGCCTTCTGCGCCGACTGTCGTTCTGGCATCATCTGGCTACCGTCAGAACATAATCAACTGGACTAACCCAAGTGACTTGGACCTATCCTTTGTGCAGGTTTATGCGAACACAGTAAACAATAGTTCCACTGCTGGCATTATCGGCACAATCAAGGGGACTGAGTTTGTTCACGGTGATTTACCAGAGCAAACGACTCGCTATTATTGGGTCAAGTCCGTTGACACAAGCGGCAATATATCAGGCTTTTCCTCCGTGGTCTCAGCGACAACACTAGCCGATCCGCAGGACGGCACTGATGGCACTGATGGCACTGATGGCTCAAACGGTGACACAATCGTCACTGGTCAAGTTTACTATCAAATCCTGCAAGCGTCTGCGCCATCAAAACCGTCTGCAAGTGGCTACAACGTGTCTACAGGTACATTCAGCGGCCTTACGTCTGATTGGGCGCTCACGCAACCTTCAGTCGAAATAACCAACACATCAGTTCAGGAGTGGTCTTCGCAGTATCAAGTCACGATTGATGGAACTACCAGTGTGCCGACGATCTCCTTCACCACGCCGTCTGGTGCGATACAGGTAACCGCTGACATTGAAAGCGATAACTATAATGGTGCTGGGTTTGATAGTAGCGGAAACAGATTAACTCCTCATGCAACAGAAGGCTGGCATATTGACAGAAGCAGTGGCTCGGCTGAGTTTCAAAATGCTATTATTCGCGGCACCCTTAACGCTGCTGACATCACTGCCGGTACGCTCACTGCCGACCGTATCAATCTTACTGGGTCGCAGTTAGAAAGCAGCAGTGGGGCGTTAATTGTGTCTGACAGCGGAATTAATACGCCGCAGATTGCGTCCAGCGCCATCTCAGGTTTAGACACATCATACACTGCAACTGGCACAGTCTCTTATGCCACGGGGTCTGGTTCAATCATAGCTTCTGTAAGCGCCACTGCGAATACTGGCGATAAGTTTTTAGGTATTGTTACGGTTGGATGGTATTCCAATTCTACGGCTTCTGTGGTCGCCATAAATCAACATGCTTTCCTCGAAGGGGCAGGTATGTCCTTGTTGTTTCATGCCGGCAAGCCATCAAGTTCATTTCATGGTGGAAGCACATTGTCTGGAGTTTTTACATATACTTCTGCCACTCCTGGCACAGCAACTCTGACGTTCCAACCATCTCAGAATTACGACTCGGGCGCTAGTGTGACGGCCAACCAAATCCGCATGACGCTTATAAGGTTAAAACGATGAATAAATACATAATATATGATACAACGGGCAACATTGTTTCGTGCGGAGAATCTGAGAGCATAATAGACCAGCGCATATCATTAGACCACATCCAGCTTTGGATCGACTTTCCTGATGATGTCGAAAATTACAAGATCATCAACGGGTCGCTGGTTCGCGTTTCGGACGCGGAGATTGATGAGCGCGAAGCGGAGCAGGCATGGGCTTTGTTTAGGGACTTGCGAGATAGTCGCCTTGCGGCATCCGACTGGACGCAAGTAGCTGATGCACCCGTCGATCAGGCCGCATGGGCCACCTACCGCCAACAGCTAAGAGACTTGCCCGAAAACACTGAAGATCCCGCAAATCCAACTTGGCCTAGCATTCCAACCTAAAGTGGGTTATTATGCCGGGGCATATGCCTTATAA